ATATTTGCGAGGAGTGCTTGGGCAGTGCATATATTGGATGTTGCTTTGTCTCGTCTTATATGTTGTTCCCTTGTTTGCAACGCTAGTCGTAGTGCTTTATTACCTTGACTATCTACCGACTGCCCTACAATACGTCCAGGAATCTTACGTTTATATTTCTCAGTGGTTGCAAAGAATGCTGCATGAGGTCCTCCAAAACCCATAGGAATACCAAACCTCTGCATACTACCAACTGCAATATCAAATCCCCATTCACCTACTGGTTGCATCAATACTTGACACATAGGATCTACGATTGCAATCTTTGTGGTGTTGAATACCTCTGCACACCTTAGTAATCCATCACAATGTCGTAGTTTACCATCATTATTAGGTAACTGTACTACGATACCAAATGCATCAGTGAAATCTTCTAATGCTATACTTGCATCTAAATCTATAAGTTGTATGTTTATATCTAACGGTCTTGCTCTTGTTCTTAATACTTCTAACGTCTGTGGAAATACCTTACTATCAACTAGAAATGTATTCTTACCTTTCTGCTGTGCCATGATCATTGCTTCGGCAGCAGCAGTTCCTTCATCTAATAAGGATGCATTTGTAATTGGTAGTCCTGTTAGTTCAGTAATTAACGTCTGATAATTAAAGAGTGCTTCTAATCTTCCTTGCGAAATTTCTGCCTGATATGGAGTATAAGATGTGTACCACGCTGGATTCTCAAAAACATTTCTCTGTATGACAGGCGGTGTAATTGTTCCATAGTATCCTTGTCCAATTAAACACCTCGTAACTTTGTTGAATGATGCTATATGTTTCAGTTCTTGTAGTGCTTCGTGTTCACTACAAGGTTCTGGTAGATGTGTGTCGTCTCCCCTCAATAGTATGGAGTCAGGGATAACGTCTCGTATAAGTTCGTCTATATTATTAAGACCCAGATCGTTTAGCATCTGAGTCTGTTCTTCTTCGGAAGGACCTATGTGCCTACCAATAAATTCTGTCATTCGGGTAACATACTTGGGTTTGCGATCTGCTCTTCCAGATCATATACTATTGGATGCATGCCTTCTAATATTAGATAACATGACCATTGATACATTTGGTCCAGAGTTATCTCTGGATTCAACATTGCCTCTGCAATTATCTCAGGATCTGTATAATCAAATCCTTCTTCTTCAAATGTGAATGGAGTTCCTTCAATCATGTACATAAGTACGACTCCGCAGTCTTTTAGATTACAGTATGCGCTAGTAATCCTGTATTTCACGTCCTTCTACCTCCATCATAGACGCTATCTGTTTCTGGATAATCTCCATTGACTCCTTAACAGTGTATGCTCTTGAACTATGTATATACGAGTGATCTTCGTAACCGAACAAAGTCCAGTGCCATGTGTGGTCATGTTCACTATACCACATTTTTATATCAACTGTTAAATTCTTTCTTGATGGAATTGAGTTCTTCTGTGACATACTGTTTTACTCCGACTGGATCGGGTTTCCAATCCTGTGGCATTGGAATCTCTGGTAGTTGTTCATTGTCTTGTGCATACTCTTTAACATATTCTGGTACAGGTAACATCAAAACGCTTGGTTTACCTTCTTGGACAATCTTTATTGTATGTCCTCTTTCCACCATTGTCAAGACCAGATCAAATCCTTCCTTAACTTCTTTAACAGATAGTTCTATTATAGATGAGTTCATTTGATGAATTCCTTCTTTTCGTAATCAAAGTTGGGGTGTGGTGCAGCACTTACAACAGGGTCTTTTGTTTTGTTCTTGATAACAATAAACCTATCAGCAGCAAATGTTCCTGCTAGATTGACTTCAATCTCATCAGTATCTTTCCAGTTAACAGTGCCATCCTTTTTGGTGTGAAGCATTGCTTCCTGTATTTTGTCAATAATTTCTTGTGTTAGTTTCATCAGAATGTGTAGGTGCGTCTTTCAGATTCTAAGTTCTGTTGTAGAAACTCAGACATTGCTGCAAACCCACGTCCACCATCTTCTGACCATTCAAATTTCACTTTCTGTGAATATCCTTCTTCATCCAATACTTCGATAGTGCGTGTGCCGAAGTGGATAAAAGCGTGTTCAATTAAATCATTCATTAGTTTAGCATAACAGGGAGTCCATAAATCTGTGTAGGTCCGAGGGCACTACCCAGAGCAGCAAGTCCAGTTCCAACTCCATAAGAGCATAGACCTGTGGTTACCTGATTTATTATAGCACCAGATCCTGCTGTGACAATCTCCCCTATGCCACCTGTCGGAGTGGCCACTAATGTCATATGTGCACCTGGGGAACCACCTGTTACTATGTCTGCCATAGCACTAGGTTGTGCTGTACCAACTGCCATACGAATTTGTGCAGGGGGAGTAGGACCAGGGAAAGGTAGATCCATTGTAACATCTACAATAGCACCTTTAACTAAACTATACTGCCCTGTGACCACACTTGTCAATGCAGAAGAGAAGATACCTACGATATCAAAACGTCCACATGCCAAGAAAGATGTGATCCAGTTTGTTTCATTTATTATCTCACCTGTTGCCTTATTAGTCAATGCCTGACATGAATTGTTTATCTCTGGTGCATCAAGACTGATAGCATTAATACCTTTCATATTAATTCTTGCACCTTGAATTGTGATATCACCCTGATAACTTATATCATGGTCTCCTGCTTTTGTTTGTACAGACTTTGCTTCTTTCTGTCCTGACTTCACATTGAAATGATCACCACCACTTGCTTGTTCTACTGCATCTGGATCATCATTACCCTGATCATTCCACTTAGAACCCTTTGCAAAGAAACTAGAATCACTTGCTGCCTTTGCTTTTGCCCCAGGTCCATTAGATGTATGCTCGTTCATTGACCCTGCAACTTCGATATGGAAGTCACCCATGACTTTTAGATAGTAGTCACCTTCAACAGTAAGAACATGATTACCCTTTACGTTCTCTACTAGGTCACGTCCTATGATCTTAGTATCATTGTTAGGTATATTATAGTGTACGTTACCACGTTTATCTTCAAATGATGTGACACCACCTGGTCCAGACCTTACTCTCTTCTCTTTTCCTGGGGTTGCATCATCTATGTCACGAGAACCATTCAAGAATGTTTGTGTCTGCATCAAGAATGGATTCATGTCTTGGAAGTATCCATCAAAGATACTTGTTGAACCCTGTACACCATCAGAATGTCGTGATCCACCACCACCGAATGAGTCAGCAGAACAGTTGCTGTAATCTCCTCCACCTGGTCCTTCGATTCCTGGGTCTGAACATTCGGTGGTGCCTAACAGTGGCATCCACCCCTTCGCCCTTGGTTTTCGACTCTTCCTCCCACACGAAGTGAACTGTGCAATGAATCCGATGATTGCAGCGATGATATCTAAAACGCTGCTGAAATTTAATGCTGAGAAATTAACAGAGAAGATACTACTAATACCATTAGCAATCTTTGATAGATTCTTGAATGTATTGATAGCAGATAACACTGTGTTTGCTATCTTATTAAACGCTGCAAGTGCTCCACAAATCTTTGATTGAATACCCTTCATTGCTCTCTCAACGAAGTCAGTGATAGATGCCATCATGTCATCAATCTTATTCATAACAAAGTCCATGACTCCTTGCAGGAATCCTCCCAGATTCCCGACTATCCCACTTATAGCACTAAGAAATCCTGGGACTGGTTTACAAAATATATCTTGAATGATTGACTGTATGATTGCCATGATCTGTTTGACCACGATCAATGGTACGAAGTTACTGACCGCTTTCATTATAAGATCAATCGCCATTTGCATCTTCTGTGCAAGAAACTCTTTCAATGGTGCCAACATACCACTGATACCATTAGTGATAAAGTTTGTAAGGTTAGTCAACTGATTAAGTGCTGCCTTACCCTCCATGATTTGACCTGTGATAGCAGATACCATGTTGCCATCAGAGTCCTGAGCGATAGATCCAAATGCCATACCAAGATCCGTCAACATACGTTGTAGATCCTTTTGGAATCCTTCGTTTGCTGGTCCAGTTGTACCATCAGCGATACCACCTATGTTAGACGGTACACCAATAGGGTTAGTATATACGTTAAATGGTGTCTCTACTTCTGCTCTATTAACTACACCACGAGATTGTTCTTCCCCACCTGTTGCTGATCCTGGGGTTTGACCTTGTGCTTTTACATATGGATGTCCACCAAATGCAGGGGAATTATTTAAACCTGTCTGTGTAGAAGTGTTTGTTGCATTTCTATCAGCGATATCATTGTTTGCAATGATAGTACGAGACATCTGATTTGATGATCCTCTACCTTCTGATGTTCCCTCTGCATGTCTAAACGTACGGAAAGCACCTAGTACACATGGTAGTTGTGCTTCTTCTCCATCTAAGAAGAAACCAAGAACCTCTGACCCTGGTTGTAATTCTGTTGTTGTACCACCGTTCTTAGTTTGTGGTTTGTCTGTTGGTAGTAGTACAGTTGCCCACGGTAACATTTCCGTTGGAAGTGTTTGTAAGTAACTATCTGAACCATCATCTTTTGTTCTATTACCAGTATACCAACCGATAATACGCACACGAACTCTACCCAACTGGGCGGGATCCATGTGGTCTTCTACCTCACCAATCCACCAGTGAAATCCATCTCTGCCTGCGAAGTCAGTTTTAGTTCCTAGTGACATTTGTTAAATCGTACTCCCTTTCTGTATTTAGACGTTCAAAACGAAAGAGTCCTTCCTCTTCCTCTTTACCCCATCTAAATTCTCCTGTATCTATATCTATACCAGTATCACGAGACTGATATAGAGAACCGTTAAAACATATCTCACTCTTTACTCTTGTATTTCTTAGGATGCAATCACCTCTTACTTCACCAAACCACCAACCACCATAGTAACCCCATTGTAATTGGCAACCATCTGACTGTGAGTCTATATTAAATGCTGATGTAATAACTGTATGCTCATCAATATACTCACACGTTAAATGATAATGTCTATATGCTGTGTCTTCTGTCTGGTAGTTATACCACTGCTTTAAGTCTAATACATTCTCTGCAATCTTTTGGTATAACACGTTTATCTGTGGCCATTTAGTTGGGTTCGTAAATGCCTGTTTTCTGTTACGGAACTGTCCAAGTATCATGGACTCAAATAGTGAGGTCATACCATCCAGTGATAATCATTTTCTCTTCGTTGGGTGCGGGGCATCCTTTGTGAAAATGTGTCCAGTCTGCTGGCCAGATCAGGGTTAATCCCTTCTTTGCTCTTACTTTACACTGTTGATACTCGAAGTATGTTTCACCACCTGTCTCAATAGTGTTAAGAAAAGTCATCCATGCCATGACTCTGCCTGCACACTGTGGGTGTGCATTACTTCTCTCACAGTGTAGCGAATGAAATCCACCACCGCGAGGATACCATTGTATATTGAAGTCCTCTAATAGGTCCCACTTGATAGATTTAAGAGTATGATAGTGTTCAACATACTTTATAGTCACCTCTGCAAGGGCATCAATATATGCAGTTATTCGTTTGTCTTTTATATATCTAGGAATTGTCAAGTCAAGAGAATCTTTCATACTCTTGTCTACACCATGACCTGTGTGACCTTCTTCTTTATCAAAGTAATCACAGTCATTCCAGTAGTCAACAACTCCATCTACGATTTCATGATCTATCTTTGCACCACCGATAAAACTCTTCGGTGCATCCACATCAATAAACATAACTTAGTCGTCGTATACTAAGCACTCTGGTTCTTCTGGATTCTGATCACAAAATAGTTCAAGTGCGTTTGGATCATGGTGATCCTCTGGATGATGTTCCTGATATTCTACTAAGTCGTGAAGTTCTGCTTTTGCATGTCTGCGTGCAGCAGGACTTACTAATGGATCATGAATAATATCCTGATCCTTTTGGATGTGTTCTTCTATACTTTTCATTTTATTACTCGGTATTTACTACTATTTATTATAGCATTAGTTCTTAGTGACTGGCAAGGAACCCCTACACAAGTAAAGTTCTGTTGTTAATCCCTGTTTTTTATAGGTATGTCTTAGTCCTTTTACCAAATATTTACCAGAATATGTCTGGTCTCTTGCCACGTTTTTCTTACTCTCTTGTTTAGATGACGGTAAGTTTACTGTAATTACACACCCTGCTTTTAGTTTAGTATTTCCAGGGACTTTGATAGTAAGAGAGTGTGTATTTAATAGTGACCAACGTGCAGCAGAATATGTTGCAGCAGTTAATACACTCTCATCTGCATCATCAGCACCACCCTTGGGTGCATTTGCTGTCTGATTGTTGAACCCTGGTAGGATCTTAAACTTAGTTCTTGTAGGATATAGATTAATATATGCATTTATATGTTCTTTTCTATATGGTAAACCATCATGCAATTTAGATGCTTTGGCAAATGTTTTTAATAAATTAGATACCATAGGTCCACTAATTGTTCCTGACGGTTTACCTGTCTTATCTTTATTTGCCAACTGTCTCTCAGTTAAGTTAGCGTTATACTCATCAAATGACTTAGGTTTCCATGTGAATGATGTATCATTACCAGCGTTATTAAATGTTATATCAAGGTCCTTTGATGCATTATATAACGTCAGCAACTGTTCATTATTCAATGACCCAGCACTACCATCATTAGCAGTGTATGGTACATTGAGTTTTACCCACTCATCAAATGTTGTAGATGATGTAGCACCAGCATTAGGCATGTAACTATCAGTTAACTGTGCCATGACAATACCATATGTGCACTGTTTATATGCACCCTGACGTAACTTATCTAATTGGTTCGCTCTTTCTGGATATATTACTGACTCTATCTGATAGAAATTTGTCCCTGGATTATTCTGTCCTACGTTTGCTTGTGCATAGGTGTACTTTGCAACACTATCCTGTTCACATAATCCATCCATAGATTTAAAGTTCCATCCATCTTTGTTCTCCCAGAACAAGAAACCACTTTGTTTCTTACCTTTACCACCCTGTCTACTGCCTGCTTTTGTTCTACTAACCTTATCAGACATGTAGGAAATAAGATCAACAGGTCGCCAGTTAGGTGACAATACATTTATATTTGTATGTGATTCTATATGTGTTTTCTTAGGTGAGTTCAGATGATCTTTAATCATTCTCTTGACTATATCTGTCTTACCTGATACTGGTCCAAACTGTCCGAATGCACGGTTCGCTTCGTTCTCGTATATTTCTGGTGATGCACAATGTAGGATATACATCTTTGCTCTTTCTTGTTTTACTATACTACCTATCTTGTATATCTGTAAGGTATGTACGATTCTAGATTTCTTTTCTGTTGTGGATTCAAATGTTAAGTGAACTATCTCACTACCAAGTAAGTTGTCATCAAACTGTACAGTATCTAAGATAGCAAAATCACATCTTATAAATGAAGAGTCTATTGACTCAAACCAGTTAAATTCACTGACGAGTTCTCTTATGTCTACCTTCTTATCTCCGATAAGAACATCAATTTTACTTAGTTTATAACTCTTAGCAGAACTCATAATATCTCCACTGGTTGTGTTGCAAGGTCAGCAAGAAGTCCGAACCTTGGTTTGATGTAATTATTTGCAGGGATCTCATATGGTGTACCACCACCTGATACAACTGGTGGTGCTTCTGCTGGTGCTGATGATAGATCAATAGGATTTAGGTCCCCTGCCATTACTTGCATTGATGTTTCATTTGATTCTGTTGCATCTAACGCATTATTGTTTATCATGTCACCTGACATGAAACCTTTGACTGCTTCTTTTATCTGTGTAACTTTGTTTACTATCTGGTTCTTAACGTTACTTGTATTGTTTATCACTGGTGGTGTTATATTTGCCTCTTGGAATGCTGACTTCATTCTATCAGAATACTCACTTCCCTTTGTACCAAAGGAATCCTGACCTACTTTGTTTTGTGTTATATAAACCTTAGCACCCTGCCATCCTTGGTTATGTGCATACGCTAGTATCTCCATCTTTCTAAGTAAATCTGCTTCTGCATATTCTTTCACTGAGGAAAGATAGTTGTGGTTAGCGATAGTGAATCCAGCAAACAATCTCTCTTGTAATGCTCTATTGTTTCTGAACATGACACGCATGAACTTCTTAGGATCTTCATCATGACCTGGGTCTTTCATACCCATGATGCGTGCACCGTCTGTCTTAGCAAGTGAACCCATCTGGTATCTACCATCATACATGTCATTGTTACCACCAAATACTCTATACTTACCACTTGACTCTATGTCAGCAATAGTATTTCTGAATGTATCCCACATCTTTTTATTTGCACCTATCTTACTTTCAATCTTCTTATAAGGAACATTTGGTGCATTGATTGTATTACCAATCGCTTCTAATAATCCACCCGCTGACATAGGTGCAACATTAAATCCAGCAGACTTTGCTTGTAACAGTCTAGTGTTAGTCAACCCTGGATTTTGTCTTGTTGCTGGTGTGTCATATGGTATAACAAATGCTTGTCCAAGTGGTCCACCACCTACTGCCATCTTCGGTGCAACATACTCTGTACCATGTCCTATAAATGATGTAGATCTACCACCATCTAATGAAACAGGATATCCAGACATAGGACCTTTGATCCAACCACCCTTAGCAAATTGTGGTAACGCTGACTGTTCTTTTTCTAATTGTTCATATAGTTTCATATCATTATTTTCTAACGCATCACTCATCGCTTCTTCAAGTTCCATATATCTAATTTGTGCTTGCGCTTGCTCTTGCGTCATATTACCACCTGTCACCTGTCCCTTTTCAAGGGTAGCATTAGTCTTTGTACCAGTTTCTTCTTCCTCTTCTACTGGTTTTTCTAATTCTTTGGCAGGATCACCGCCACCACCACCTGTAATAAACTTACCTAATCCTAAACCACCAAGTACTGCCATCAATCCCTTGAACAAATTACCAACACCTTCCATAAATTGTGTGATTGATTTCTGTAATTTACCTGATTTCCAGAACTTTACAATACTACTAATAGCAAGAGGAATTGGGAATATTGCTAAACCTATCATGAACTTAGCAAATTCAAATATCTTCTTGTATGTCTCTGGATCAAAAACTGCTGCCAGAGTATTCAGTCCTGTACTAATTAGAAAACCAGCAACTGTTGAAAAGAATTTGACTATACCTCCTATACCTTGGATAAGACTTTTCATCTTCTTGACTGACTGTGGATCAGACATCCACTTCATCACTTGATAGGCAATAAACTTACTGATAAGACCACCAAATAAACTCGCTATCTTTTCTAGGAAACCAAATGCTGCCTTCCCAACCTTTTTCATGATACCAAGACTACCCTTCAATGCAGTCTTTAACTTACTCTCCTGCTTCCCTTCTGACTTATCATCTTTCTTTCTACCCTGTTCAGTTAATAGTGCTTGTTCTGCATCATCCCTTTCCTTCTGTTCTACTTCTAATTGTTCTCTTCTCTTATTAAGTTGCTCTTCGTAATTTGATATGGAGGTTTTTGAATATTCTTGAAATGTATCTTTTAGATCCTGTGTAAGTATTGCAATACTATTAACAGTAGCACCCAAACTATTAATTGCACTAATATTCTTAGAGAAATTGATAGTTGGTTGAGTGATAGTCTTATCTCCAACCTTAACTGTGATGCCACCACGCTTGATGACACCTGGGTTTACCATTTTGTATAGTCTTGCTTTTGCCATTATGTGAGTAAGGGACTAGGAGATTTAGTTATGTCAATAACTTTTGGTGCTGGTGCTTGTACAGAACGTGTGATGTTCTGTCTCATTACCATAATTCTTGTGGTTGTTGTAGACTGTTTGCTACGTTGAACCTTTGCTTCTGATGAACCTGTAAGAGTATCTACCTTGTTATTTATTGCTGATGTTGGTGAAGATTGGACTTGTTTTGGTGTAACCTTTGGATCAACCTTGGGTTTAACCATACTTGTCATAGGTTGTACTTTTGTTGACTCTTTATTCTTAATATTATTAGTCATTTCTGTATAGAGATTATTCCATACAGTTGGTTTACCTTTGATCTTCTTACTTGTATCTTGGTTTGGAGTTACAAGACCACCCGCTGCCAATCCACGAGAGTCATAAGATTGTGTACTTGTTATTGTACTACCATCTGGATTTATTAGCGTTGTCTTTCTACTTTCTGTTACATACCCTGGTGTTGCGTCCGCATTCTTATTCTGGTCTTTTGCGAACTGTATCGCCTCCTCATTACCATTCGCTGCCATAATTTCAATTTCTCTGAAACTATACAATTTGTCTGGATCACTTGGAAGGGAGATAACCTTTTGATCACGGATAGACACTTCTTTTTCTGCTTCTCTTGCCCTCATCTCTTGTACATGTGGGTTATTCTCATAGTCTTCTTTTCTCTTTTTCTCCCTCTCTACGTCTGGGTCTCTAAGTATTGGTCTTGGTTTTAATCCTAATGCATTAGCAAGTGGATCTTCTATCTCTGTGTATTTCTTAAATACAGGGAACTTGGCAAGACCTCTTAGTAATTGACCACCAATAAATTCTCCTGCCATACCTCCTGCTGCACCTGTAATTATTCCAGGAAAACCACCGAACGGTGCACCGATTGCAGTTCCAGCAGCGTATCCTAGTAGTCCAGATGTTGCACTTACAAGAGCATTGATAGGAGACTCACCCATACCATAGTCTATGAGTCCCAAGACTGCTGCTACAACTTTATCAATACCACCTATCTTTACTCTTCCTTTTGCTTCTTTCAAGAACTTAGCTAGGTTTGCCATTTCCTTGCTCTTCATCGCAAGTTTAACATTCTTCAATGCAAAGTTCTTAGCATTCTTTAATCCAGTCTTTGCATTTTTAAGATTCAGTACCTTCTTAATGTTAGGGTTCTTTTCTATAATAGGTTTAATGGTACTCTTTATCCTCTCCATCACAGGTTTGAACATTGCCTTCGGGTTCTTCACCATTTCTTTCAACTGGTTCATCTTCGCCCCTATCTTCTTACCCCAATCAAAGACACCACCCTTTACTTTGGTTGCAAGGTTCTTCGCTCGTTTGGCATTCTTTGCTGCCCACTCAGTAGCACCTTTGTATATGTCCTTACCTTTATCTACTGCACTCTTTACAAAGTTCTTTCCTTTACCTATAAGGTCCCTACCTCTGGTGAATACATTCTTACCAAAGTTTCCTATGTTTTTACCCATATTCTTCATATTACCTGTTATCTTAGATATGGTCTTAGGAATACCTTTTACCTTACTCACCACAGTATTTTTTAGGTTCTTTACCTGTGATAACTTCTTCTTACCAAACTGTTTGGCACGATCTACTATCCCAACCTTACTACCAGTAATCTTTGCTTTGGGTTTACCCTTTACTTTTCCACCTTTTCCTGTTGTTACCTTTGGTACCTTTGGTTTTCTTTGGAAGAACTTCTTGATTTTATTCAATGTATCACCAAGTTTCTTCATCTTCTTGTAGTCACCTACAAGTTTCCATGGCATTAATAGTCTTGACGCTGCCCATAATGACCCTAATCCACCAAATATCTGTAAAACACCAAATAACTTATCAAATACCTTACCTATACCTTTACTGTCTGGGTTGGTACCAAATACTTTGGTGACACCTTCCATGACTTGAAAGACACCAAAACTAGCAATCTTTGCAGCAGCACCTACTATGGCACCTAGTCCTTTTAATACTATCTTTGCGTTCTTTTGATTATTAGGGTCACTCAACCAATCAAATGCCTTATATGCTACGAATGCTGTAAATGCATTTGAAATAAAATTAACAATGGGTGCAAAACCTTTTAGAAGTCTCTGCCACCATGTCAACTTTTTCTCTTCTTTCTCTGCTATCTTCTCACCTACGTCCTCAGCATCATCATCTTCTTCGTCATCTTCTTGTGCGTCTTCTGCCTCTTCGTCATTCTTTCTTCCTTGTTCCACCAAAGGGGAGATAGGAGTTAAAGGTTTGATTAAGTTCTTACGATGTTCATGCTCATCTTCTAGTAACGTATCTTCTTCTGTTACTAATGCAGAAGAAATATCTGCATGAACCGACATGATCTCACTGAGATCTTTTATCTGTTTACCAAAATATGTAACTGCTCCACCTAGTCTGTTCTGACTGACTAAAAGAGGACGCATCGCTTTAACCTGTGGTGAATTACCACTAGGCGGTTTGACGCTGATATATTCTCTTAGTGTTGCTGCCACTAGATAGAAGTCCTATTCTTGTTCTGTTGTCTCTTGATTCGCTCTTCCTCTTCCTTCAAGTGTCCTATTAATAGGTTGACATACACATCACGTTCCCATGGAATCATATCGTTTAACTCCGTCAAACTATACTTGTGATGCTGCATTAATGCGAAGTTCGTCTTATAGTGATTCATAAGACTGTCATGCATTAATGCTATCCGAAAAAAGCAGCAAGTCCCTCCAATACCACTTCATTAACAACTTTGGTGTTGGGATTTTCTACCTTCAATGTATGAGTTAATTTCGGCATAGTCTCAAAGAAGTTCTGGATCTTAGTAAACTGTGCATTATTCATATCACCTATAAAGTCCTTTGCTTCTTTCGATGTGAAAGAATCATAGATCTCGTCTCCATCATATACTTTGTCAATACACTCTGCTGCAAGAGCAAATACATCTTCAACATCTGGATTATCCACCATATTACGGTCAACGAATGCATCCAATGCTGGATATTTCATCTGTAATTTGATGTCGTCACTCAATGGTATGATAGTCTTATGACCTTTTGGTATGTTTACTTCAACTTCGTTTAAGTCAAGTGTAACCTCTACCTCTGTCTTACCATCATCTTCACATATTATCTTGAACTCACTCTCTTCTCCAACTGCTTTGGATCTAATCTGTAAGAACAAGTATTCTAGTTCAAATGTTGGTAGACTATCTACACTCTTCAAATCAGTACAAGATTTTAATATATTCTTGACTGCCTTGATCATCTCTTTCTCTTTCTGTGTCTCCATTGCGAGATACAGTAATTTCTCTTCTTTTACGAGAAATGGTCGAAAGTTGACCTTTTTCCCTGTGACTGGTAATTTACAGTCATACTCAGGCACTACAAGTTTTGGTAATGGCATGATGAATTTATAATATCATTTGTATTTATAGCACTTACACTAACCTATTTCCACCATTAACAGGGAAGTCTCCTAAAATGGTATCAAGGAACTGTGGTATGCTTGTGTCACTATATAGATCTTTTAGTGAGAATTTTGAAGGTTGTGCCCTTAGTTCCTGTGGCATGGTCTGATCCATTCTATATCTCTCGAAATAAAATGCAACATCTAACTGTACTAGGTTTGTTTGTTCGTTATTAAGTTCTAGTTGACCCACATTGAATGGAAATGCACCATATAACTTATATGCAGCAGTCTGTTGATGTCCTTTTGGTCCATTTTCAAACTTCAAGATCTCCATGTCTACAACATAGTCATCATAGAATCCTACTGTATTGTCTGAGTCTGATGCTGTGTGATTCAACCATTGTTCAAAGAAATATCTATGTCTCTGGTCTTTTGTAAGTATAAATTGTATATTAATCTCTGATGCAGTCTGTCCTGTTGCAAATCTTCTTATCTGTCCTACATTATTTAACTCACCAGTTGTTACTGCTCTACTAGGTAGAGTAATACTGTTAGCATAGTAGTCAATAGTTCTTTCTGCTTCTATTTCCTTTACTGGATCGTAAATACCTGACCTAAAAATAGGAGGTGCACTCAAATTAACCTGATATAGGTTACTGGTCATGGGCATAGTACCCGCTGACCTACCTATCATTGTTTGAAACTCTCTAAAACTGTTTGGTTCCACTACAACCTACTCCAAATAAAACTACTGGGTATCTCTATTCGTACACCACCAAGTTCTCTAACAAACTGTTCAGAGGGTAGTGGAACGAAGTCTCGAAGATCAACAGGAGGGACTAATCGTATATTGGATGCCCTACCTATAAAGTATTTATGATGGCAACGCATAGGATATGATATAGAACCACTACCCCATGTTTTTGCAATGCTTTGACGTGCTGTTGGACGTAGATAATGTAAGTTACCACCAGAAAATTGTCCATTTATAGGATCAATGTCAACAACAAGAGTCATTGGAAATGTATCAAAGAACGGTAACGACTCAGTAGCAGCACTATAACTATAATATATGCAATCACCTACCTTGACCTCACCTGGGTCTAATGCACCAAATAACTGTCCTCTATACCAGTCCTTTGACTTTGGTTTACCTTGTGTTGCATCTTTAATGTCCTCGAATACACTCATACTTGTAACTCGTGTTCTGTAAGTATCTTAAAAGTCATACGTCTGTCCTTGCAGTATTCTACTGCTGCTTTCCACTTCGCTTCATTTATAGCATATGTCTTGATTTCAGTTATATACTTCTTTGTACGTCTGCGTTGTTGCTTGGGAGGTGTCGTCTGCTTATTAGGTTTGACCTCAATAATAAACTTCTGCGTCCCCCCAGTTTTAGTCCTTGCTCTGACGTAAAAGTCTGGGAAATAACGATGCACCCTCCCATCAAGAGGACTGATATAAGGTATGATAATCTCCTCTGATCCCCATTCCAAGATGTTTTCATTCTTGTCGCACCACACCATGAACTTTCTTTCCCATAAACTCCTATAAATAATAGCGGTAGGATCTCCCTTGTATTTATTTTTGTTAGTAGGTCTATAACGTCCAGAATATGCCATGTCAGCAAAAACACGATTAATGTACCCCATGACCAGTCCGAGAGGACCGAGTAGAGGGGATGAAAATATAAATCCAGAATCACAATTCAGTACAAAGGCGATAGATTACCTTAAATTTACTGTTTATGATCCAGAATCAGGTGCGAACCCATATAACTATGTATCAGGACCATTGGGCGGAGGACCTGGTGCAAAGCAAATAGGCAACGATACTACTCAAAAGAATAGCATATATAAGACAATTTACCTATATTTACCACATCAATTAAAAGAAGCATATGGTGTTAACTATGAAAAGGCAACATTAGGTGCATTCGGTGCAGCAGGAACAGAGGTTCTACAAGGTAAAACTGCTGACGATATAGCACCCAAATTAAAAGATGCAGCAGATAGTGGTAAAACAGAGGTAGCATTTAGTGCTATTGCTGGTGTATTTAATAATGCCACTGGTGCACTAGGACTAGAAGGTAATGTATCGAAACAGAATATCGCTGCACTTGCAAAAGGGAAGGTATTCAACCCTTATGAAGAGACTGTATTTAAAGGAGTAAACTATCGTAGTCATTCTTTTGACTTTGATATGTCACCTCGTAACCCAAAGGAAGCAATAGAGATACAAGAGATAATAAGTTGTATGCGTGAGAGTATGTTACCAGATACTAACGGTATCAATGCTCGTTGGTTGACTATCCCTAGATTCTTTGGATGTGAGATAGTAAGATATACACCTAGGGGTTTTGGTGCAGATATCGCAGGAGAAGGTCTTAACAAACCCGCTTCACTCTCAGCATTACTAAGATTCCCTACAAATTTAGTGCTAACAAGTATGAATGTTGACTTGACACCATCAGGTCAGAATACATCACTTAGACAAGGATTCCAGGAATTAGAAAATGGAACAATGGAAGACTATGGTCCTGCATCATATAAATTATCACTATCATTCGACGAGACTGCATTTGTTACTCGTAACATGATTACAGGTGATGATAGAGATCCAACTGCTAACCTTGGTACTAAATCTGGTGATTTTAATTTAGGTACATCAGGTAAGGGTATGCCATCTAATCCGAAAGGAAGGTTAAAAGTAGATAGATCAACTAATTCTGGTCTAGGTAGAAGAGTCAATCGTCGTGGGAGGGAAATCTAATGGGATATTTCAGTTATCTACCAAGAGTCGCAGTCAGAACGTCTACATTTAGACAAAATAATGTAGAACCATCTGTTATTGCAAGAAATATATTCAGAAAATGCACTCTTATCGAAGAAATGCAGGAGAGTGTCCTTGGATTTCAACAGTATTCTATCGCTAATAACGAAAGACCAGATCTCATTGCAAGTAAGGTATATGGAGACTCACTATACGATTGGGTCGTGTTAATATGCAACAACATAATCAACATATATGACGATTGGCCCTTGTCTGAGCAGGAACTCCAAGATTATGTAAAAGACAAATATAGGTTCTCAACTGGTGTACATCATTATGAGACAAATGAAATAAAAGACTTAGATACAGGAAAGGTGCTTGTGAAGGCAGGAATCCAAGTAAATGAGAATTGGCAGTATATTAGGTCAGATGGCACAACTGTGACAAATACCACATATCCAGTTTCTAACTACGAGTACGAAAAAGGCATAAATGACTCAAAATCGAATATTTGGTTATTACGTCCAGAATACGTCGAAGACTTTGTTGATGAATTTGAGAATTTGATGAAATATGCTCCAAATGAAGAATTAGACCCCGAATCCGATATTAAGGTAACTCCTAATATCATCAAAGAGGTCTTTATAACAAACAAAGACACATATACAACAGAATACGGTTTAACACCATCTGTTGAGTTTGCCTCTGCTATTGAATTAGTAAATAAGACAGTTACCACTACTACGACTGAAAGTGGTGCTACTCAAACTACAACTATTACATCTACTGACGTAAATTCATCAGGTGTAGTCGCAGGAACCACAGATGCATCATCTACTGCATCACAGTCATCTAACGACACATCATCGTCATCTAGTTCTAGTTCTAGTAGTTCCAGTTCTGGATCTAGTTCCTCTGGTGGATCTAGTTCTTCTGGTGGTGGCGGTTACGGTGGTTACTAATATAACGTGGTAGATAAAATATACAAAACGACGCAAACCAGAATATAAGTACAAAAATCAAATGTGCGAGTCTATTGGGATTTATTATCAATCCTAGTGTGACCAGTCCTATCCATGTGTAGTCCAAAGTGCCATGGAGACGATACCACACGTTTTCTCCTAATTTCTTAATTACCTTCTTTCTCAAATTATCAAAGAAAGGAGATATATGTCTCATCATGACAAAACCCTCATTTAAGACCATGAGGGTGAATCCTATCCAAAATACCATTAGTAACGATCTGGTATATTTGCCTTATATGCTTCTGGGGTGTGATCCTTGAATTTGTCGTGATTACCATCCCCAGGCATTTTGCCATATGCAACGTATTGTATTGCTTGCATAGAACCTTCTAATCTCTTTAAATCGCTCTCATTTTTAACATACTCTTCATACCAACCTTTTATTTCATCTTGTCTGGCATTGAGTTGCATTGTACGCTTCGTAAAGCGTTGAATTAGTTGTTCGTAGTTTTCAGTAGGTTTAGTCACGTTGTCTCCAATCATCAGGTTTCTTGCGGTTGAACCATTCGCCTATATCGTCAGCACTGTTGAACCCTTCTCTATAATCAGATGGGTCGGGTTCTCCTAATCCCATCTTATTCAGAAAATCGTCGGTCCCTCCCTCCTTCATGTTGGGATTTGCTGCTCGCTGTCGTGCTTGACGCAACCATGTGGCAGCAGTAGTATTTGACTTTGCTAGTTTTTGTGCCCATATCATTTCTGTAAGATTCACCTCTTTTCCTTCGGCAATCAATTTGCAGACTTTATCGAGTCTGAGTCGATATTGGGTTGATAGCATTTACAGGTCCTTTTCTAGTTTTTCGATTCTAGTAAATTCTTCGCGTGCGTGCGAGGAGCGTTCTGAGAGCACTTGATGGATATCAGCAATAATTACCTCATTACTAATATAGTCATCTAGGTACTTATCAATCGCTTCTTTCAGATAACGATATCTGTGCCATTCGAGCGAGTAAGGTCGATAGTTCATGTTATAAAATTATGAAAAACCCTGGGGGCGAAAAATTACCGCGAATTTTTTTCCCCCCTTTTCTTGTTTCAAAAGTGAAATAATATATGGGTTAGTGATGATGATGTCTAGGTCTGTAACAATCAATGTACTTAGTCCTAGTCTCTCTACGTTTGTATCCTGGAACATAACGACGTCCGTTATAATATCCAGGAACATAGTAGTAATAATCGTAATGCACTGGCAAGCAACTGTCTTCATGATGATGATAATCCCTGTCATAAGAATGATGGTGGTGATTGCTGTATTCAACAAACGGTTCCCAAAACTCTTTCCACGTTAGTGCGTTGGCAGGGGTTGCAAATGACAGTGCTGCAAGTGCAATTACGATGCGTTTCATTATTCTTCTGCTAGTTTAGCAAAGTAGGATAGATCAGGATCTTCCTCTTCTTTTAATGATGATACAGCATTACCGAACCCTGGTGTTGCAGGAGTAGACACTTCTTCAACTGGTTGTGCAATCTGATCTTCATAGTCTAAACCATCGTCGTCTTCATTAATAGCAGACCCACGACTTGTTTTACCAAGAACAAGATTCAATCTTGATTCGAGTTCTTCGTATGTCTTGAAGTTCTTAGAATCAGTAAAGTCTTTTAAACTATACTCTTGATTATATATCTCTTCAAGTTTGGTATCTTCAAAGTTACCGAGTGTACCCGCAGAAGCAAACTCAGAACGATCATAGTTCCAATACCCATCTTGCTTGACTATCTTTAACTTGAAGTCAGCACCCTTCCAGAAACAGAAAGGATTGATAGGATCTTCATCTTCAAACTGAGGTTTCATTGCCTCAGCAATCTTATCATGTATCTTCTTACCATACTTATAAAGGAAGACTCTTCCTTCATTCTCTGGATGTAGAGGATCTTTTACAACGTAGATGTTTGAGTAGTAGGAGAGTTTCCTCTTTTGTTTCCTTGCTACATCTTTATCTGAGTCTAAACCAGAATTCCAGAGCACGCGGTTAAGGTCACCGACTGGATCTTGTTGACCAACAGTAGTCAACGAGTTCTCGATGTACCAACCACCAGGACCCTGGAATGCATGAGAAAAGACTTGTGCCCAAGGTAGATCTTCCTTTGCAGGAGCAGGAAGGAATCTGATTACTGCGTAACCGTTGCCTGCTTTGTCCACCTCTGGTTTCCATAGACGCTCGTCGGGACCTTTGCCCCCACCCTTAGTAGTCATCTTGTCTAGTTCTTTTGTTAGTGAACTGATAGATGAACTGCTAGACTTTTTAAGCGATGAAAATGACATCTGTATTCTCCGTATTGTTTTGTATTTGGTATGTTCGCCACCATAAATGATAGCATACTATTTATGCGATGACAACCCCCTATATCTGGAAGTCGTGACCACTCTTTCCATCCTGCAAGTCCTTCTTCCAACCCATTAGTTTGTCCTCCATGACTTGCAATATACTCAGCAGATTACCTCCGCCAGAGTACATGGATGACATCTGATCTATTCTTTCTTTCATTTCACTTATCTCTGACTTCTCTGTATCATCTTCGCTATTTACTTGAACATATCCTGCCATCAGTTGCAGTCTTGAATAGAATACCTTCTGTTTTGCAATCAAGTCTAGTGTCTTATTGATATGGTTTAGTCGTGCTTCTTTATCAAAGGACTGGAACCCCTGAGACATCTGTAAGAGTTCAGTATAACACTCTTGTAGATCATCTAGTTCTTCTTTTACTACTTCTGATTTAAAGAAGTCTTCATCTTCAATTTTCATAAGGGTAATACACCTCTACTGGTTCGTTTGATACAGTTAAGTTGCTGTGCGTTTGCTTTGATCTTATCTTTGAGTGGTTTAGAAATGAGTTTACTAACTCTTTCAATTTCTATCTCATACTCTTCACATACTGATGCAACTGCTTCAATATAATTTATAAGACCATTATTATTCTGAACTGTGGTCTCGACGAGAGCACTGAACTTATTCTGTGTCATAAAATTCTCTTCGAGATCCTTCACGATTTGATGCCCTCTAAGTAGTAACGGAACTCTTTAATCCACTCGCACAATACATCAATGTACTGTGTCTTGTCATACTTTTCTACTACCTGTGTCTGTCCGTCTTCTGCCACAGATATAGTAACAAGTTTCTTTACTTCACAACCAGTTCTTTCCCAATACATGTAAGCATATGCTGCTTCTTGTACAAAGTATTTGTGCAACCACTCTTCACGTTTTAGTTCCTTGGTTGTTTTGAAATCTATTATTGCCAACTCCCCACAATATTCAGCAATGCAATCAACCCTACCAGCAATCCGTAAATCATCACTGTAAAGAGGTGCTTCAATAGCGTGAACATTATCAATGTTATCAAGAACCTCACGACTAAACCTAAAAAGGTACGCGGGAAGACCCTCGCTTTTGTCCACTGTTTTAGTGTCACCTTTAAGGTACGCTTCCACGATGCCATGATACTTAGTTCCTCTTAATGCTGATGTACGACGGACTTTCTCCGCTTCTTCAAATCCTACACGTTCTTCCCATGCTTTTAGAGTCGCACTAGATATGTGACTCACAATGGTGGTGACGGAGGGATACCAATTATCTTCGGGAGTCTTATAGAAACGTCTCCCTTTCACCTGTGTTGCTGATAGAGGTTTGAGTTCCTTAACAGCACCTACATGATTAAATGTTTTCATTAAGTTTGAAATCCAAGATTGATTTTGCTAACAAGATACTCTCTTACCATACCAGATCTTACGATATCTTCAATACCAAACTCTGTACAATCAAATGATGGCATTGTCTGTAAGATCTTCATGAAGTCTAACACACCTGTTCTCTCGTTTGTTTTTGTCAGGTCAGACTGTGTGTAGTCTCCTGAGAATATGATCTTAGCATCTTCACCTACACGAGTAATGATTGAATCAAGTTCGTGGAAGTTTAGATTACTAAACTCATCTACTATTATAACACACTTATCCAAAGTGACACCCCTTATAAATGATGTCGACCAAAAAGAAACTGTCTGCTGTGCTCTAAGATTATCATATAGCATTTCAAATGATGAGTCATCAGGCATCTTGAACATGTACTTCACCATATTCTTATATGGTATCTGATACAGGTTACTCTTGTCCTCATGATCACCTGGGAGGAATCCTATCTCTCTTGTAGGTACAAGTGAACGCACCATGTACACCTTATCGTATGGAGTAGAAGGATCTAATACATCTTGCATTGCAAGATACAAACTAATAAAAGTCTTACCTGTCCCTGCTGCACCATGAAGGACTAAGTTCTTTCCTTCTTTGTATGCATCAAAGACTTTCTTTTGGTTGTCTGTAAGAGGTTCAATCACACTGAGGTGATCGATATTAATTGGTGTCTTTCTACGCATAACCTTAGTGGGTATGTTTGCTAATGACTTCTTTGGTCTAGGCATTATGTGTATTGGGAAAGATTCGATTTAGGATGTTCTGCTTGGATCTTTTGCATGACTTCTTTGAATCCATCAGTCTGTTTTGGTTTACCATACATGGTACCGCCAATTCCTGCGGACCAGTCTTTATCCCAGTCTGGATTCGCTTCTCTCCACTCATCATATTCTTTCATAGTCATAGAGAGTTCTTTCTTTTCTCCTGTGGTCTTATTTATTAGAGGATAGGTAGGCATGTTACTGGATAATAGGCATTTGGTTTGTTGGATAATCTTCTGGTGAAGGTCCAGGCATAGATTCATATCTTCCTCGGTCAGCAGGAGAAGGACCAGTTGGTCTTCTGTAAAGCATAGTCTCTATGAGTAAGTTTATATCAGCAGAGATTTGCTGATTTGTCTCCGCCATAGTTCGGTACCCTGTACCTACTACGATCTGCCCCGCCACCACTGAAAGACATGCAGTCCCCCAGAAAATATAATACCATTTAGTTTTCACTTGGTTTTTAAGTTTGCGTACTACTTTCATAATTAATCGATCCTCAAACAAGGTTGTATTGATGCTGCGTAGTCATCTAATTCATCACAATCACAAGAACCATCACACCATTCTAGTGCTTCGGATATGATTGGAAACTGACATACGAAATGACGTTTAGCGAGTGAGACTACATCCATATGTTCCTTCTGTGTACCGTTGGCACTGCGAAGTTCGATGTAATGTATCCACGATCTCAAACTACCTGTCATGTATAGTTTGGTTGGAGTTGCAAGAGGGAGTACAAATCTAGCACACTCTTTTGCAATGCCATCAGCAAGCATCTTCTTATATAATTCCATACCATGCTCGAAGTGATCTTGGATCAAGATCTCATACTTCTGGATCATAGTAGGATCAAGGTCATTGATACTGTTCTGTCTGTTCTTACTGTCTTGTCGACGTAACTCAGGAACTTCAATGTCACCTAGCATACTGCTGTCAGCATATCTCTGACTAAATTCTTGGAATGTAAAAGAACGATGTCTAAGTATCTGTGCAGCAAGTCCTCGTGTAGTTTCAATTTGTAATGTCATACTTGCCTGTTCAAATACAGACCAGTGACCATGCTTAATACAATACTTTAATAGTCCTGCAACCTTTGGATTATCTTGGTTGTTAGGGTTACTAACACGAGCAATATATCCTATTGTTTTTTCTGCATCAGGTGTCACAGAAATTAAACATACTTTTGGGTTCATCTTACAATAAATCTAGTCAAAATATATAATGCTACCGATTTCACATATCCGATAGCGGGTAATCCAAATAGAGCAGGCATACATATGTTCCATGCTGCCCAAACAAAAAATGGTAGGATTGCTATGCCAAGTAAGAAGTCAAGAAGCACCTCACCTTTATTAAAACCCCACATATATGCAGGATCATCTTTTGGATCTGGTTCTTTCTTAAAAGGAGACATGTTATACATCACCTTCTTTTGCGTTTCTTCTTCCCTGTGTCCTCCTGTTGTTCTAACCATAATCTTGGTTGTATTCTCCCTTCGGTTTGTTTCCAGATCATCTTTGTGTCTTTGTAATTATCATAATAAAAATCAAAGATGTCTGCTTGTTTAGATGACATTACTATGTCGTGTGCGATCTTGGTACCATCGTTATACGAGATGAGGTATGAGTTTGATGGTAGTGATCTATCATTTGCGTCTTCTGGTTTACAATCTCTTTTGAGTTGTTTCACCCTCGATTCCCCCACTTGATTTGTGGAAATGTTTCTTCGACGCATGCCTTAGTAATTTTGTATCTCTTGTTAAGGATACCATCCTTTGCAAGAATAACAACCTTCGCTTCATCAGGATGAAGTCCTTCTAGTAATTGAATGAACATTTGTTCACGTCTTATACGAGGAATGTTAGAACCACCTTTAAAGAAATGGTGTAGGATTCTACCTTCTTTCTCTAACTTGGTATGCTCTGTACCTTCTGGTGCATCATTCTCTTTGAAAGGAGGTGTACCCTCTGGCAATAAACATTGTAATGAATCATCATAGTTGATGATAAAGATAGACCTAAGCGTTTGAGAATCATTATCTCTAAGGATCTTGATCTTCTGTGCTTTTGTCTTTGCATTATGTGCTTTTTGTAGCACCTCTGAGATCAGTAGTCTCATAATTAAAAATCAGTTGTTGGTAGGTAAGAATATTTATTAGTCTTCTTCCTCATCATATATTGTATCATCATCATCGGGAAAACGCAAGTATATCATCTCTTCCCCACTTAAATTACCTTCTTCGTCATACATTTCTGGATGTAAGACTGCCTGTGTGTAGTCTTTACGTTCTACCCAAGTATCATAAGCATCTTTCAACTGCCATGATAGGCATGCACCTATTAAGAATGCTCCAACAGTCAAGACGGATACAATGTAAATGAATGCGGGATCTGCCATGTCTCTCTCCTGTTGTTTTAGTTATTTAGTCGCTTTCTTTTTACGACCTGGTTTGCGTTCAGCATGGTAGGTCCATGCGTCATTCAACATACCATAAAGGTAGTCTTTAATCTTCCTTGCCTTTGGTTTTGGTATGTGACCGTACGCTTCAAGCAACTGTTTGTCACCACCTTTGATGTAACCTTCCAGTTGCATTATGATGTCATTGATCTCAGTTGCTGTGCTTGACTCAATAAATCTGTCTACTGAGGGACGAGTCCACTTCCCTGCTTTTAGATATGGATAGACCTTGAAGAGAAACTTACCATCTGGTTTCACTGCTGCATCTATTGCACGTTCAATCAGTTCGTAAAATTCCTCTTCATTAATCTGGTTCATAGATAGTTGCCTTCTCTCAAATATGAAATGGTCTCAGTACAACCACCTTTCTTGACTCCATTGATAAGAATCTGTGGGAAGGTTGCAGTCTGTCCGAACTCTTGTTTGAATTGTTCGCGAGTAAACTGTTGACCGAGTGCGTACTCAGTATACCCCCAACCCTTTGTTTTGTAAACCTCTTTGATTTTTGTGCAGTAAGGACAACCAGATCTAGTATAGATTACGGTGCCACCAGGATTCTTTGACATGTTAATAAAGGAATAAAAAAGGGAGCGTAATGCTCCCTGATATTTAGTTTGGTATTGAACTTAGAATGTGTACTTTACACCCGCCTTACCAGACCAGTCTACGTCGTCTTTGTTAGTAGCACCAGATAGTTCTCCGTATACACCAACTTTATCGTTGATTGCCTTACCACCACCGATGTAACCGATTAGTTCAGTGTCACCGAACTCATCAGCAGACTCAGTATGAGTTGTTGTAGGACCACCAGATACATACCAGTCAATTCCATTAGGAGTTGTTCCTTCGTATCCAAGTTGGAATTCCCATGTAC